TCGCTGTACTCCGTGTCCTTGGCTTGCAAAAATAGACGGTGACTTCTACCCTGCAAAGTATTACTTCACAGTGGATTACACTGATTCTGAAATTGCAGATGATCCTGCCCAGCATAAGCAGGCCCATGTTTTGGAATTGCTGGATGCGGGGCAGTGGACAGGGAATATCGTGGCGCTACCTAATAACCGAGTCAGAGTCACTCATCCGGCTTGGTTTGAGGTTGGCGAAGGGGCACCAGATTTTAGGCCCTCACAGCATGTCCATTACAGCAAATCAGATTTAGACTACACATTGGACGTTAACCAAGTGTTCGATAACCTTTATTCGGAGGACTCAGATGCTCAATAAATTTAATAGGTCTAAGGGGCCAAAGCGTGGCCAAATTAGCCCGGGAGGTCCGGCTCGCGGTGGGAAAAGTTCTGGCAATCCCGTTCAGGTTCAGAAAATGGGGATGGGGTTTGCTGGCGGCGGGAAGATGAAAACCAAAGGCTACGCTGGTGGTGGCAAGATTCGCATGAGTCCCAAGATGATGGCGAACGGTGGTCCGACAGGTGCGGTCAAGCGTGACAATGCTAAGTCAAATGTTGCGCGTGGCAGCGGTGCAGCAAGGCCCCAACCTTTTAGAAAGAATGGCTGATGGCTATTGACCAAACCATGCGTTCCAATCCTTTGGTTGGAAACGGCCCGGGCGTTGAGGTTGAAATTGAAAACCCCGAATCTGTCTCAATAGAAACAGAAGACGGCGGGGTAATTATTGATTTTGACCCGGACGCAAGCACGCTGGCTTCGTTAGGGATGCTCCCGCATGACGCTAACCTTGCAGAGGTGGTTGATGAGAGCGAACTAAATATCATCGCGTCTGAGTTGGTGGGCCTCTTCAAGTCTGACAAGGAAAGTCGCGCAGACTGGGAACGCGCTTATGTCGATGGTTTGGATTTGCTTGGCCTCAAGCATGAGGACAGGACCACGCCTTGGGACGGAGCTTGCGGTGTTTTCCACCCACTCTTGTCCGAGTCAGTAATTAAGTTTCAGTCTCAAGCTATTCAGGAGCTGTTTCCTGCCAGTGGCCCAGTTAAAACGTCTGTTGTCGGCAAACTGACTGATGAAAAGGAAGGGCAGGCCCACAGGGTTCAGGATTACCTGAACTATCTCCTGACGGAGAAAATGACCGAGTATCGGTCAGAGACAGAAAAGATGTTGTTCTCCCTGCCTTTGGCAGGCAGTGCTTTCAGGAAAGTCTACTTTGATCCCAACATGGGACGCCCGTGCAGCATGTTCGTACCGGCAGAAGACTTTGTTGTGAGTTATGGGGCGTCTGATTTGACGACCTGTGAGCGTGCAACGCACATCATGAAGCGCACCACTAATGATGTTCGCAAGCTTCAGGTGTCTGGTTTCTACCGGGACATAGAGCTTGGCGCTCCATCTTCAGATGTTGACCGGGTAGAAGAGAAGTACAACCGGCTGACTGGGGACAGCGCAAGCTATGAGCTTGATTCCCGGCACACGATTTTAGAGGTGCAAGTTAATTTAGACCTTCCGGGGTTTGAGGACGAAGAGGGTGGTGAGCCAACAGGCATTGCGCTGCCCTACGTGGTGTCTATTGACCTTGGCTCTAGGGAAGTTTTGTCGATTCGGCGGAACTGGTATGAAGGCGACAGCCTGCAAACCAAGCGTGAGCACTTCGTTCACTACCAATATATCCCCGGGTTGGGCTTTTACGGCTTTGGATTGATCCACATGATTGGTGGATTGGCTAAATCTGCCACGTCATTGCTGCGACAACTGGTCGATGCAGGCACATTGTCCAATCTTCCGGGTGGTTTGAAGTCGAGAGGGCTACGAATTAAGGGGGATGACACCCCAATCATGCCCGGGGAGTTCCGGGACGTGGATGTTCCGGGCGGTGCAATACGGGACAACATCAGTTTCTTGCCCTACAAAGAGCCAAGCAACGTTTTGTATCAGTTGATGGGCGATATTGTAGAGGAAGGGCGTCGATTTGCTTCTGCGGCAGACGTAAAAGCTGCAGATATGAACGCTGAGGCCCCGGTTGGGACCACGTTGGCCATACTTGAGCGGTCAATGAAGGTCATGAGCGCCATTCAGGCCCGGTTACACGCCTCTATGCGCGTTGAATTGCGGATATTAAGCAACTTGGTTCGCGATTTTGGGCCTGAAAAGTACCCATACCTTGAAGATAGCAAGGATTTGGTGGCTGAAGACTTCGATGATCGCGTTGACATCATCCCAGTTAGTGATCCGAACGCTGGAACGATGTCTCAGCGCATCATGCAGTACCAAGCAGCCCTGCAATTGGCGGCACAGGCCCCAGAAATGTACGACATGCCCCTTTTACACCGGCAAATGCTGGATGTTTTGGGCATTCAGGACGCAGATCAGATTGTTCCTACTGAAAAGGACATGAAACCGACTGATCCTGTCAGTGAAAACATGGATATTATCAATGGTAAGCCGATTAAGGCGTTTATTTACCAAGATCATGAGGCTCATATCCAAACTCACATGTCGGTTACCCAGAATCCGAAGATTATGGAGATTTTGGGCAAGAGTCCCAATGCTCAGAAGGCTCAGGCGGAATTAGCAGCGCATGTTCAGGAGCATTTAGCGTTCAAGTACCGTCAAGAGATAGAAAAAGAGCTTGGCATGGAGCTTCCTGCGCCTAATGAGTCATTGCCAGAGGATATTGAGTTTAGGATTTCCAAACTTGTTGCTCCTGCGGCGGCTCAGGTAACAGGTAAGGCGGCTCAAGAGCAGCAAGCCCAACAAGCCCAGCAGCAAATGCAAGATCCTGTCATTCAGATGCAACAGCAAGAGCTTCAGCTCAAGCAGCAAGAAGCTCAGCAGAAAGCTCAGGCAGAGATGGCGAAGATTCAGTTTGATATGCAGAAGCTTGCTGCCAAATCAGAGCTGGATAGGGAGAAGTTGGAGCAACAAGAAAGGATTGAGCAGGCCAAGCTAGGTGTTAAGGTTGCTGAGACCAATACAAAGGAAGAACTGGAGAGTGCACGCATAGCATCTCAAGACCAATTAGAAGGGGCTAAGCTAGGGATAGAGATCGCGAAAGAGATAATGAAAGACAAGTGACCAAAGAACTAGACATCTTTAACTATTTGCGATCCAATATAATGGACCAAATGAATGACGCTGTTGACCACCTTAGCGGCGGCGGATGCAAAGATTACGCAGAATACACAAAGTGTTGTGGAATAATTCAGGGTCTGGCTCAAGCAGAGCGAGAAATCCTTGACGCCAAAGCTCGATATGAGCAGGCGCAGTGAAGTAGTGTAAGAGGCAAGCGACTCTGGGCGTTACCCAGTGCAAAACGACTTCGGGCGTTATCCCGATGCAAAGGAGAAATAATGAGCGAAGCTGCTCAGCAACTAAAAGAGACTGAAGAGTCTCGCAACGCAAATCAACTTCCTGACCCCAAGGGGTACAAGATATTGATTGCGCTCCCTGATCCTGACTCGGAATACGAGGGCGGGATTATTAAGTCGAAAAAAACCATTGAAGAGGAAGAGCTTGGCTCGATCTGTGCAATGGTTCTGAAGATGGGTCCAGATTGCTACAAAGACCCTAATAGGTTCCCGTCCGGTTCTTTTTGCAAGGAAGGTGATTGGATCGTTATGAGGTCTTACTCAGGCACTCGATTCAAAGTTCATGGCAAAGAGTTTCGCTTAATCAACGACGACAGCGTAGAAGCTGTGGTTGAAGACCCCCGGGGAATTGTTAAGGCATGAGTGAAGCAACTGACGCAGTCTTTGAAGATGTACCCGCTTCTGCGGAAGAAAAGTTCTTTGGCGTAAAAACTACGCATACAAAGAATAAGAATGCCGAAGGGGGCTCCGAGTCTGACGAGTACGAGTTTGAAATAATTGATGACCGTCCTCCCGAAGACAGGAGACCCGCTAAGGCTGTTGAATCAACCGATAATGATAATGATGAAGAGCTTGGCCAGTATTCTGAGAAGGTTCAGAAGAGGCTAAATAAGCTCAAGTTTGACTATCACGAAGAGCGCAGGCAGCGCGAGTCCGCAGAGCGAATGCGGGAAGAAGCTGTCAAGGTTGCTCAGCAGTATGCCGCTAAAAATCAGGAACAAGAGTCTCTGATCTCTAGGGGCGAAGCTGCTTTGGTTGATCAGATCAAGGAGCGTGCTCAGGCACACCTTGATGCCGCAAAGCAAGGTTATCGGAAAGCCTACGAAGAAGGCGATACCGATGGCGTGGTAAATACTCAAGAGCAGATGGTAAGAGCGCAAGCTGAACTATCTGAGATAGAGCGTTATCACAACAATCTGCAGTCGCAGAATCAGCAAGCCTTAGCCTATCAGCAACAGGCTTACCAGCAAGATGTTGCAAGACGTGCTGCACATGATGTAGCTGCCCAGCGTTCGCAACAAGTTCAGCAGCCTCAAGTTGAAGTTACACCGGAGGCAAAAGAATGGGCAGGACATAATCCGTGGTTCATGGCAGAAGGTCACGAAAGAATGACCGGAGCCGCTTACGGAGCACATGAAGAAGCTGTCCGTAATGGCGTTGACGTTAGGTCAAGTGAATACTTTGACTACATCGACTCTGCCATGAGAGAACAATTTCCTAATTATGATTGGCAGGATCAAGGCGGTACATATAGCCGTAGCGCGTCCGTGACTGCCAGTAAGCCCTCGACGGTGGTGGCACCTTCCGCAAGGAACAATGGTGCCAAACCGCGCAAAGTACGGTTAACGGCTACCCAAGTTGCCCTCGCCAAGCGGCTTGGATTGACAAATGAACAGTATGCCCAACATGCCGAAATGCTCTAAAGGAGACAGGTAATGGCAACAGAGCGCACCCCGAGAGAAAGTGAAACGCGAGAAGAAGAACATTTCAGGCAGAATGATAGTTGGAATCCGGCATCTATATTGCCGACTCCCAAACCTCAAGATGGCTGGGTGTTCCGTTGGATTCGGACAAGCATTTTAGGTCAGTCTGACAACACAAACGTTTCCAGATCTATGCGGGAAGGTTGGATACCTGTAAAGGCGGAAGACCACCCTGAGCTGGAAATCCAGTCAGATTATGACTCTAGGTTTCAAGGCAACGTCGAGGTCGGCGGTTTGCTGCTCTGTAAAGCTCCCGAGGAGAAGATCAGATCACGAACCGAGCATTTCCAAAGAGTTTCCTCAAACCAGATGGAATCCGTTGACAACAACTTCATGCGCGAAAATGACCCTCGTATGCCCCTTTCGGCACCCGAAAGGAATACGAGAACAACATTCGGCAGAAGTTAAACCCAGAAGGGTTGGCTTCTAATTAGTAAGGAGGCCACTAATGGCTACATCTGCAACCCCTATGGGGGCAGAACCTACTGATACTCTGAGTGCCAGCGGCTCTTTTACGGGCAAAGTTCGGCATATTAAGATTGCCAGTGGGTACGGCACAGCTATTTTTTACGGTGATTTCGTAAAACTAGTTGCTGCTGGTACGTTGGAAAAAGCTGCAGTGACGACGGCTGTCGTTGCAGGCACTGTTGGTATCTTTGTGGGCTGCGCCTACACAGACCCCAGCACCAACCAAAAGACTTTCAACCAGCAATTCCCGGCATCTACCGCTGCAAGCGACATTGTCGGTTATGTGGTTGATGATCCTAAGTTGTTGTTCCGCATGCAGGCCGATGAGGCTATTGCTCAAACCGGGCTTGGAAACAACGTCTCTGCGGTTAACACCGCTGGATCAACCTCTATCGGTCGAAGCAAGAACGCCCTAGATGGCGGCTCCATTGCTACGACCAACTCACTACCACTGCGTGTCGTTGATTTCGTAGACGGGCCAAGCAGCACTGTAGGTGACACATACACAGATTGTATCGTTACTTATTTGCCGCTAAGCCATGCTTATGAAACCAAGCTCGGCGTTTAAGGAGAATTAAGCAATGGCAATTTCAAGAGCGCAAATGCTCAAAGAACTCCTGCCGGGGCTTAACGCTCTTTTTGGTTTGGAGTATGAAAAGTACGAAGATGAGCACACTCTCCTTTATGAGACTGAAAGCTCTGATCGTTCTTTCGAGGAAGAGGTGAAGCTGTCAGGGTTTGCTGCTGCGCCGGTTAAAGCTGAAGGTGCTGCCATCAGCTATGACTCCGCACAGGAATCTTTCACGGCTCGTTACAATCATGAAACCATCGCTATGGGTTTCGCCATTACCGAAGAGGCTATGGAAGATAACTTGTATGACTCTTTGTCTGCTCGTTACACCAAGGCTCTTGCTCGGGCTATGGCCTACACCAAGCAAGTTAAAGCGGTTAACCCGCTTAACAATGGCTTCACCAATAGTTACCAGTCAGGTGACGGGGTAAACCTGTTTACTGCATCTGGTGACGGTGTAACTGGTGGTGACGGTCACCCTCTCGTCAATGGCGGGAAAAACAGCAATCGGCCTTCTACGGCTGCGGACCTAAACGAAACGTCTCTGGAGAATGCAATTATTGATATTGCAGCCTTCACTGACGAGCGTGGTCTGTTGATTGCTGCTCGTCCTCGTCGCCTGATCGTTCCTCCCGCTTTGATGTTTACGGCAGATCGCCTGCTTGAAACAACTCAGCGTGTTGGCACGGCAGACAATGATCTCAACGCTATCCGCAACATGGGTGCAATCCCCGAGGGATACAGCGTTAATCATTACCTGACGGACAGCAATGCTTTCTTCCTGATTACGGACGTACCTAACGGTATGAAGCATTTTGAGAGGACCGAACTGGAAACCTCGATGGACGGAGACTTCGACACTGGCAACGTGCGCTACAAAGCTCGCGCTCGTTACAGCTTCGGTGTGTCTGACCCGCTGGGCATCTACGGATCACCCGGCGCAAGCTAAGACTGAAAGGGGGCGAAAGCCCCCTTTTTGTTGTAATCTTTCTTTTGGTCAAGTGTTCCACGTGAAACATTGACCGCTTGTTCTTTTAATATCTTTCCCCTGACTGTAATGTTCCAACTAGAGCATTAGCAGACACTAGCCAAGACAGGAGAAACACATGGCTAATACCACCTTCACCGGAGCAGTCCGGTCTGAAAACGGCTTTGATGTCGTTTCAAAAAACAGCACAACCGGAGCGTTTACCACATCCTTTACCCTTGACGGGTCTGGTATGCAGGTTACCCCGGTCTCTCTGGCCGACGCTGCCTCCACAACATTGACCGCTGCTGTAAATGGTGGCCGTATAAATCTGGTTGGCGACAACAGCCAAGACAGCACTTATACGCTGCCAGCTCCTGCTGCCGGGGTCTTTTATCGTTTTGTTTATGCAGGCGCTGCGGCAGATGCTACTGATGCGCTTATTGTTACCCCCGGTAACACAAACTTTTACAAAGGCGGCGTAACCTTTTTGGATACGGACAACGAAGTAAGTGTTGTGTTCTCCGATGGGAACTCTAATAGCAGCATTCAGATTAATGTTCCTGCAGCTTTCGACATCACGATCATTGGTTTGGATACTACTAATTACCAAATCTTTGGGACCGTGACTGGCGCAACTGCTCCCGCGTTTGCTGATCAGTAATAGGAGGCATGCATGGCTGATGCAGTAGCTACTCAAACAATTCAGGATGATGGTCGCACAGCCATATTTCGCTTTACGAATGTAAGCGATGGCACGGGAGAATCGGCGGTTGTGAAGATCGACGTTTCTGCCTTGTCGGCAGATCCTGTAACGAAGGCATCTTGCACCTCAGTAACCATTCGGAAGATCTATTACTCAACCATTGGTATGGGAGTAAAGATTTTCTTTGATGCGACTACTGATGTACTTGCATGGCAATTGAATGCTGACTGGAGCGACACCTTAGACTTTTCTGATTTCTCTGGCGTCCCGAATAACTCGGGATCTGGGAAAACGGGAGACGTTGCCTTTACAACTGTAGGGCATAGTAGTGGCGATGTTTACAACATCGTCATGGAAGTGTCGAAAAGCTACGGTTAATGGCAGCAAAAAAGAAAGCCAAGAAAAAGGCTAAATCTCGTGTAAATGAGGCTGGTAACTATACGAAGCCAGCCTTACGCAAGAGGCTCTTTAGCGAGATAAAGTCGGGCGGCAAGGGCGGCAAGCCCGGGCAGTGGTCTGCTCGTAAAGCCCAGATGTTGGCTAAGCGTTACAAGGATGCTGGAGGGGGTTATAAAGACTAATGGCCCTCAAGAAATCCCAGAAGTCTCTTAAGAAATGGACTAAGCAGAAATGGGGGACTAAGTCGGGCAAGCCTTCTACTCAGGGCAAAAAAGCTACTGGGGAAAGGTACTTGCCAAAGAAGGCTAGAGAAGCCCTCAGCGATAAAGAGTATGCAGCGACCTCAAAGAAAAAGAGGGCTGATACTAAGAAAGGAAAGCAGCATTCCAAGCAGCCAAAGAAGATAGCCAAGAAAACGGCGAGGCATCGTAAATGAGCTTGACTGACGCTGAAAAGAATAGGCTAAAGAAGGCTGGTCTTAGCGGCCTGAACAAGCCTAAAAGAACGCCTAAGCATCCCACTAAAAAAGGTGTGGTGGCTGTAAGGGATGATGGCAAGGTAAGGATCATCCGGTTTGGTGATCAAAAGATGGGCCACAATTATTCGGCGGAAGCTCGTAAGTCCTTTAAGGCGAGGCATGCTAAGAATATAAAGAAAGGCCCTAGCTCTGCTGCATACTGGGCAAATAAAGTTTTCTGGTCAGGGAAAGGCGGAAGCAAAAAGAGTCCGCCAAAAAGTCAAAAGCAAAAGTTTGGAAAGAGGTCTTAATAATGAAGCTCAAAGATATTCTTGCAGGCGGCGCTATCCCGGCAATTGCAAAAAATATGGACATAAAAGATGTTCTTACCGGGGGGCTCATCCCGGCGGCAGTAAAAGGTAGAGCAGACAGGCGCGCCGAAAAAGAAAAGCGGCTGGAAGAAGAAGACGCTATGCGGGTACAGCGACAGATTGATATGGCTGGTGCTGATCGAATGTTTGGGGGAGGAAAGACCTCCCGTAAGAGACCGATAGATGGGGCTGCAGTTAAAGGTAAAACCAAGGGGCGCATTGTCTAAATGGCTACCAGTGGAACATTCACATTTAACTTGGATCTAGGCGATGCTATAGAGGAGGCGTTTGAACGCGCTGGCTTAGAGCTTCGCAGTGGTTACGATTACAAGACGGCCAGAAGAAGCATCGACCTGTTGATGCTGGAATGGCAAAACCGTGGATTAAACCTCTGGACTGTTAAGTTTGGCACCCAAGCTTTAACTGCTGGGACTAGTGCGTATACGCTGGACGGCAAGATTTTTGACATCGTAGAAGCTTTTCTGCGTACAGATGCTGGAGACACAGACAGCCAGTTTGACCAGAGCATGACCCGTATTTCGGTTAGCCAGTATGCTCATCTATCCAACAAGCTGACTCAATCAAAGCCCCTTGAATACTATGTGGAAAGAACTCCCACTGGCATAGTAATTAACCTCTGGCCTTCTCCTGATAGCCAAGAAACATATACCTTTGGTTATTACTACATGGAAAGGATAGAGGACGCAGGCAAACCTGCCAGCAATAACATGGATGTCCCGGCAAGATATTTGCCGTGTCTGGTTGCGGGATTGGCTTACAACCTTTCTGTGAAATATCCAGAAGTATCCGACAGGTCAACTTTACTCAAGAGTGAATATGAAGAGCATTGGAACTTGGCGGCTGACGCTTCCAGAGAAAAGGCATCATTGTTTGTGACGCCCGGAGGGTATCGGCTTTGAGTTACGCAAGTGGCAAATATGCTTTTGGGTACTGCGACCGAACTGGGTTTCGGTATCCTAAAAAGGATCTCGTCCCGCAAATTGTTAACCAGAAGCCAACTGGCTTGTTGGTCGGTAAGGATGTGGTTGATGAAGATCAGCCTCAATTGCAGTTAGGCAAGGTTAGAGTTGATGACCCTGAAGCTTTAAGGAACCCGAGACCAGACCAGTCTATGGAAGAAAGCAGACAGTTCTTTGCTTGGAATCCTGTTGGCGGCGGCATCACTGCACTTGGCAGTCGGACTGTCGGGCTAGACATGACGGGTAAGGTCGGAACAGTAACGGTTGTAACCTAATGGCTTGGACATTTACAACGCTCAAGGAAGCGATTAAAGATTACACGCAAAATAGCGAAACAACTTTCGTTAACAATTTGTCGGTAATTATTAAGCAGGCTGAGGACAGAATCCTTAAGTCTGTTCAGTTGCCTGACTTCAGGAAGAACTCGACCGGCACAACAACAAGTGGCAATAAGTATTTGTCGATGCCTGATGATTTTCTAGCGCCGTACTCTTTGGCGGTAGATAACTCGGGCTATGAGTATTTGTTGTTCAAGGACGTTAACTTAATTAGGGAAGCCTATCCTGCTGCTTCTACTCAAGCGGTTCCCAAGTATTACGCAATATTTACCGACTCGTCTTTTTTGCTAGGCCCCACACCAAACAGTAATTACTCGGTTGAACTTCACTACTTTTATAAGCCTGAGTCTATTACTGCAGCTTCTTCCGGGACTAGTTGGCTGGGAACAAATGCAGAAAGCACTTTGCTGTATGGCTGTCTTTATGAGGCGTATACCTTTATGAAGGGTGACGCTGACATGTTGCAACTTTATGCCGGAAGGTACGAGGACGCCTTGGCTAAGTTGAATGCCCTTGGTGAAGGTTACAGCACTACAGATAGTTATCGTTCCGGTGCTGTTCTGGCGGCGAGGCAATAATGGGAATGACAGGTATTGTTGGATCTGTTTCTGTTCAGACTACAGAAGATGGCGGCTTGTCTGTTGACCACTGGGCCGACAGAGCTACGAATACCATCGTTTCTGTTGGCCGCAACAGTCATCCGCTTGTGGCAGAACAAGCCGAAGCGTTCAAGGACGATGTTAGAAACGTTGTTAGGTATTACATGGCTCAAGCTGTTGAAAGCAGCAAATCCAGTTTAATAGCTGAGCTAGTGTTTGCTGGAGAAACTGAACTAGCTGAAATTTTGAGGAAGATGTAGATGGCTATTACGCAAGCTATGGCTACTAGCTTTAAGAAAGAGCTTCTTGAGGCGGTGCATAATTTCAAAAACTCCGGCGGGAGCACATTCAACATTGCTCTGTATACCAGCAGCGCCTCTCTTGGAGCGGCAACAACGGCGTATACGACAAGCAATGAGGTTAGTGGAACCAACTATACGGCAAAAGGAAATAGTCTTACCCGTGTTGATCCTAGTTCTTCTGGAACTACTGGCTTTACAGACTTTGCCGATACGACGTGGAGCAGTGCCACGATTACTGCGCGAGGCGCAATGATCTTTAATGACTCCGCCAGCGGAGACCCGGCTGTTGTCATACTGGATTTTGGAGCAGACAAGACATCTACTGCTGGCGATTTTACAATTCAGTTTCCAACGGCAGATGCTTCTAACGCAATCATAAGAATTGCTTAGGAGGAGCGTTGGCTAATGTTTCGGGCTGGGGCAGAGGTACTTGGGATCAGGGCACTTGGGGCTCGCCAATACCTGTCGAGGTCACTGGCGTTGCCGGAACAGGTAGTGTTGGGTCTGAAACAGTTACTGCAGGCGCAGATGTCTCAGTATCCGGTATCGCTGCAACTGGGGCAGTCGGCTCAGTTACAGTTACAGCAGGGACAGGGGTTACTGTCTCGGTTACTGGAGCAGCAGGTACTGCCTCTGTTGGCTCGGTTACGGCTACGGGTGCGGCAATTGTCGCCGAAACTGGTCTTAGTGCTAGTGGCGCTGTTGGGTCTGTTTCTGTATCTGGTGTCGCTACTTTGGAAGCGACTGGCTCCTCTGGCACAGGATCTGTCGGAAGTGTTTCAGTTGTCGCTAATGCAGTTGTCTCTGTCACTGGACTGGCGGCAGAAGGTCAGACATCTCCCGCGTTGGTTTGGTCAGAAGTCGATGACAGTCAAACACCAAATTGGTCGCAAATATCTAGCAGTCAAACCCCGTCTTGGACGGCAGTTAATGAATCTCAAACACCATCTTGGGTTAGCGTTTCAACTAGTCAAACGCCGGGGTGGTCTGAAATTAGTAGCTCTCAAGTTGCTACTTGGGAAGAAGAGGTAGTTTAGAAATGGCAACTTATGTAAATGATCTCCGCTTAAAAGAAATCGCCACAGGCGACGAGAGTGGAACTTGGGGAACGAGCACTAATACTAACCTTGAGCTTATTGGTGAGGCTCTAGGGTACGGAACGCAAAACTGTTTTAGCTCTGATGCAAATGCCACGACCACGGTAGCGGATGGTGCGACGGACCCTGCACGGGCCATGTACTTCAAGGTGACCTCCTCCGCAACGTTGAGTGCAACTCGTGAGCTAACTATTGCTCCTAATACTGTTAGTCGCGTCATGATCATTGAGAACGCAACTACTGGATCTCAAATAATTACGATCAAGCAGGGTTCGGGCAATACGGTCAATGTAGGCAATGGAGCCGTTAAGGTTCTCTATCTTGATGGAGCTGGATCAGGTGCCGCTGTTCAGGATGCATTGGTTGACCTTGATCTGACCGGAACGACTAGCGCCGTAAACTTAGACATAAGCGGCAATATCGACGTAGACGGAACAACCAACCTAGATGCTGTCGATATAGACGGTGCTGTCCAGATTGATAACACGGTCACGGTCGGCGCGGATGACACTGGCTACGACGTTAAATTCTTCGGGGCCACCGCCAGTGCTTACATGCTGTGGGATGAGTCCGCAGATGATCTTATTCTGGCAGGCGCAGCAAGAGTCGTTGTACCTGCAAGCGGGTTAGTTATTGGCAGTACCGCCGTGACATCAACCGCAGCAGAACTCAACGTCCTTGACCCGGCGCTTAAAGAAAACAACTCAATCTGGATTGGTTCTGATCCTTCTGGAACCACCAGCACCGCTCAATACAACACGGCTTTAGGTGTATATGCGCTTGATGCAATCACTACGTCTGACTACAACACAGCCGTAGGAACTTACTCTTTAAGTGCTTTAACTGTTGGAGACAGAAACACAGCCCTTGGTTATGCCGCGCTAGAAGCTAATGTAAATGGTGATAGAAATGTAGCGGTAGGCATGCAGTCGTTAAAATCCCTGAACCCTTCTAGTGCCAACACAGACATGTATAACGTCGCTGTTGGGGTTAGCGCTGGGCACCAACTGACCACTGGGCTTCAGAATGTTCTTGTAGGTGGTCTTGTTGGAGATGAAATAACCACAGGGAGTAACAATGTTGCATTAGGTTACCGCGCTGGGGGAGGGTCTTCAGCGTCAGCTATGACAGGAACCCACAATATATCGTTGGGAAGTGATGCGGGGGGCAAACTTACCAGCGGTGAAGACAACATCTTCATAGGCTACGCCGCTGGAATTGAACATACCACTGGCTCTAAAA